ATGATGGTTGGACAGCTTGTATATCCTGCTCAATCATAGATTCAAAAGAAGCAGCAAAGCGTAGGAAACAGAGTAAAGGTTTCTGTGGGTATGATTGGATGGTGCAGAGCATTCTTTCCGGCAATATAGATACCCACAATTCAAGGATAATTCATTCAGATAAGTAAGGAGAAAACAATATGGGTTTAGAAGAAAAACGGATATGTAAGCTCGGTGATTTATATGATATGGGCTATTATCTTGAGAATAAGTGCTACTGTCCGGGTGAGATCTATGACATAAGTGGGTTCTTCTATCAGGTATTCCACGTTGATGATAAGTGTATACTTCTCTGTGTGGGTAAGCTTAAAGACGATGATGTGGTAGCTGTTTTATGTAAGGATCAGATACTTGCGTTCTGGGTGGAGGATGAGCATATAATTTCAGCAGAGCGTTATGATGCTACTGAGAATAATATCTCAGAGATAAAGGCATTACTCACAGGTAAGAAGGATCATATTACTTTGAATGAATATGACGGTAAGGACTCAAAGAAGTCATTGTCAGAGCTGATGCAGCTTGTAGATGCTGTCATCTGTGATTAAGGAGGAATAATATGTCACGTAAAGAAGATATAGATAAGCTCAATAGCTTATTAGCAGAGGTAAATGCTCTTGCTGAGAAGATCAATAAGGAGTATTCCGAGAGTGCGATAATGGAAAACAAGGAACCTGATGTACTTGCAGATTATGAATCTGCTTTTCAGAAAGATTATGATATTGATGTATACTTCCTTGATTTTAATAGTGAGATAAACGATACACACAATTATGGTGATGGGCTTCCATTCTCTAAAGGTGGTATATATGCATCTAATTATTACAATCCTTATCATATGTATCTATCTGAGGAGTATGCAAAGAAAGCAGCAAAGATGAAGAAATTCAACGATATGCTGTTAGCATATAAGTGGGGTCATGATAGAACATACGAACCTAATTGGTCTGATTCCGATAGCATCAAGTATTATGTCTATTATGGCACAAGCTATGAATCGTACTCCGCAGATTGTACTTATGTCTGTGACAAAAATACAGTTTATTTCAGTACAAGAATCAGGGCTGAGGACTGTGCCGATTGGCTCAATAGTATAGACCCGAAAGGGGAGTTGGTGAGATGAACAATGGTATAGATAAGCTCAAAGCAGAGATGCAGTCTGCTGTTGAAAATATATACTCTCAGATTGATATCAATACGCATGGCTTAGAATCTGCTACTGCTGATTTTGAATCGCATAGAGAAGCATATCTCGCTGGTCAGCAGTATGAAGCAGATATCCATAGAGATATGAGAGACAACTATGCAAGATTGCAGGATAGGTATAACTGCAAGGTTCAAGAATTGAGCGCAGCAAAATCCTACTTATCTGAATTGATAAATATAATCGATTCTTTTGGTTTGGCTGATATTCAACAGTGTGGTCGAAAAGATTATGCCTGTATGAATTGTAAGTATTTCAGTAATAATCTCAATCACGCATTATGTGAGGATTCAGAATTTTTTCAGTGGAAACATTATCAAGATGCTAAAGCGTTGTTGGCTAAGTATAAGTGAGGAGGTGAATATATGGGTGAAAGAAATTACGTGGTATATGAACCAACACCGTTAGGAATAGGGATCATCATTGCTGTGTTTGTCTCTGAGTACGCAGCCCAGCAGTTCATTACAAATGTCGCTGGTGATTACGCTATTGCTGAGGTGGAAGTCAACGGTAGTACATCAATCCACAATTATATGAATTTGATTAAGGAGAACGCCGATGAATGATAATAACATAATGCAGAAGTCATTTCATTTATATCTTGCTAATGACAGCACAGAAGTAATTCATTCTTATGCTAAGACAAAGGAAGCAATAGAGAAAGATTTCCCAGTAATTCTGACAACTCAGGTTATGTTGTGTAAAACTTCTCTGATAGAAAGAGGGTATCGTATCTTTATCTATCCGAAGATCGGAGAGCGATTTGAAATAACTCTTGGAGCTTGCGAGTGTACAGATAGAGAATTACGTATGTGTCATAATCTTCCTAATATGCTAATTAACGGTGCGTTCTATCGTGATGAAATGGTGTTATTCTGAATCGTTATTATATATAGAAGTATAATTAATGTCTTGATTTATGTGGTGGCGGAATAGGTAACGCAGAAATTTGGGTTGAAATAAATAAATCGGTGGCTATATCTGTGAACAGGTTGTTGAAAGGACACCCAGATGAACCCGTGGGAAGATTAAATACATGGAGTCTAATCCTACAAAATGCCTTTACTAAAAACATGATGCCGACTGTAAGGTGCAAATCCTTACCCACATAATATTTATTAAGGAGGGACAACTATGGATTATGATACCATTTATAATGGGGCAACGGCAGATGGAGTTAAAGCTATTACAGATGCTTTAGAACTATCAGCTTATGAGCATAAGAAGTTGGAGAGACATCAGAAATTGAGTCAGCTTGCCGATGAAGATGCAGCCTATATGATTAGAAAGAATGTCAACTATTTATGGGTTGATTATTATTTCGATGATGCGAAGAACTGGCTTTCTATAAAGACACAGAAATATGATAAACGTAAGAAGTACGCCGAAAAGGATGCTTATGAATACCTTGTAGGCAAACTCAAAGAAATCTTTCAGGTTGATACTTGTGAGATAATTAGAATGTGCTATGAGGGTTATGAGCAGTATTCCAGATGGATTGAGTTTACAACTGATAGTGATTATGTATTTCATATGACTGTTCCGGTTATAAAGAGGATTACACCGGAACTTATGTCTTATGTTTATTATGGTCAGATCACATTAGGGTTTTATGTAGGTGAAAGTTATAGGAGAGTATGCGGAGCTTCTTATAATGCGACAGAATTAAAGCCTGTAATGGATGAAATTCTGACATCAGAAGAACATAAGATACATCTATCAAAGATAAAAGAATAACTTAAACTGGTGCTCCAGCTATGACTACATCAATAACGTTTATGATGTGGAGGCAGCCGCCTGTAGAGGGCTTAATAATCGGCTTTGAGTATTATACGAGTAGGAGTTAAATGGAGTTTGATGAACAGCCAGTATATAAGGAGAGTGAGAAATTATGGATGACTACATAAGCAGAGAAGCAGCTTTGAAAAAGCTACAAATGCAATTGCTTGACCTCGAAGCCGATCAAGACAAGGGAGAGTATTCAGAATTGTGTGAGAACAGAGGTGCAAGAGACGCACTTGATGAAGCTATATATGATATTAGGACGCTCAAAGCCGCAGACGTACAGCCTATTAATAGGTGGATAAAGGCAGACGAATCATTGCCGGTTTATGGCGGTATGGTGCTTATCTGTGATAAAAGCAAGAATATACGGCTCGGCATATATACCGATATGGGGTGGTGCAGTCAATTCGGAAATCCTATGATGTGTAAGATTACACATTGGCAGTCGTTACCAGAACCACCGAAGGACGGTGATACAAATGGCTGAGAGAATATGCTTAATGACATTTTGTCCGACAGATTGTAAAGATGACTGCTTTAACTGCAAATGTGGTGGAGCGGAGGCTACAAAGGATTTAGTTGTCACAATTCATAACGTACAGCGAGTATGTGAGATAATCGGTAATGCTGCGGACACTGATGATGGTGAATACGTAGCTAAGACTATCAGAAACAACCTTGAACGTATGGTTGAAACTCGCAACAAAGGGCATTTAGTTGTATATAAGGAGGAAATAAGCAAATGATTGTTATTAGCAAAGCAGAAATGATAGGTCATATAGCTATGTGGCTCTACAGATTAGCACCGAAGCATAGACCGAGGAAGGTTGATTCCATTATTGATAGTGCTATCAAGTATATGGATGATACTTTTACAACACCGCTGAAGTCTGATCCGGAGTTCCGTACACACGATTTTGAGAATAAAGATTCTTTGTATTCATACATAGATACTATGATGAAGAGCATTAAAGAATTCAGAGAACTCAATCTTACGTGGCGAGAGTACGTATCCGGCATAGATGTGGATTCTCCCGATAGAGAACCAGTCGTTGTATTCACATCAATGTACAAGGTTGAATCTGCCGATGCGTGGTTTGAAGAGGACTTTGTAGATCTTGATGCCTTTGTACAGGACGTTACTTCTTCTTTGCTTCAGGAGCAGGCGATTTAATATTTTAGGCAGGAGGTGATAAATAATGAGATTAATAGATGCAGATAGATTAGAAGCCCATATTCATCGTAATGGTGTTATACCATATGATGAACTTGCACCTGATGTAGATATGGAAACTATTATTGGTTTGGGTATAGAGGATACCATACGTAGAATCATTGATGAGCAACCTACTGTATTTCCTCTATTCTCCGGTAGATCCTCCGGTAAAAAGTTGGTTTCTGAGTATTTGGCTATGTGTCATATCTTAGATGATTACGGTCTAAACAGCATTGACCCTGTGGATACTTTAAGATTTGTGTTAGAGCAGTATCAGAAGGTTATCTGTGAGTGTACAGGCTGCCAGCTCAGTAAACTATCCTATGATGCTTCTACGGTAATATCCGCTATTTGCGATAAGTGTACTGAGGGACAACAATTAGAAACGGAGGATAAGGATGTATGAATACTATGGATACTAATTACCTAACTTGGGAACAATACTTTATGGCAATCGCTATGGTATCATCTCAAAGAAGTAAGGATCCCAATACCAAAGTAGGTGCTTGTATAGTAAACCCGGATAACAAGATAGTCGGCATCGGCTACAATGGTATGCCTATCGGTTGTGATGACAAGGTAATGCCTTGGGAAAGATCCGCTGAATCTCAGCTTGATACAAAATACCCCTTTGTGGTTCATTCAGAACTGAATGCCATATTAAATAGTATAAAGGACCTTCACGGTTGCACTCTATATGTTACACTCTTCCCTTGTAATGAATGTGCAAAAGCTATCATTCAATCCGGAATCAAGAAAGTAATCTACTATGAGAACAAATACCCGGATTCCGATAGCGTGAAAGCCGCTGAAATACTTTTTAGAGTGGCTAAAATCCAAGTTGAACCATATAACAAGGGTGATGCGATATTAGCATTCGCTCCACTATGATTAATGATGATGTCAATTTCATATCAATTAGATATGGGGTTGACATCATTTCTTTTATATGATATAATGACTGTGGGGGTGAGTATATGGCAGGTGGTAAGCTGGCAGACAATAACACACGTTATAGTCTTACGATTCCTAAAGACTTAAAGACTCAGTTGGAGATGCTTGCAGAAAAGCAGAACCGTAGTCTTAATAACCTTATAGTAACTATTTTGAAGAACTATGTATCTGATAGTGCTCAGGAGGGATAAGGTCAATGAGTAAACGTGTATATAAGTTGATATGTGGTATTTGCGGAAAGTCTTATGATTCTAAAAGTCCTAAGCGTAAAATCTGCTATGATGATCACTATCAAACCTGCCCGGATTGTGGCACTAACGTAGTTTGGAATTCTCTCAATCCTTTTTACGGCTGTAAATCTTGTAATCAAAAACGTGCCGTTATTAAGAGAAGGGCGACTCTTTTGGAACGTTATGGTGTAACAGATGTATTCAAGTCTGAAGAGTTTAAGGCTAAATCCGTGAAAACTTCATTGGAGAGATATGGAGTATCTAATCCTAATAAATCACCGGAAATACGTAATAAAATCAAGGCTACGTGTTTAGAACGCTATGGTGTTGATAGTCCGATGAAAGTACCTGAGATAATCCAAAAGGTTCAAAATAAACGATCAGGGCAACAGGAACAGATAGCTTGTAAGCAGAAGATGACTATGTTAGATAGATACGGTGTGCTAAATCCTATGGATGTACCTGAATTTGTAGATAAGATAGCTGATACTATGACTGAGCGGTATGGTGTAAAATCAGCAGTTATGGTCCCTGAGTTTAAGGAAAAGCTAAAAGCTACGAATCGTGAACGTTACGGTGTTGATTATTATGTGCAAACATCAAAATGCCGGGAGAGTCAGCAAGGTGCTATATCTAAAACTAATACAGAGTTTGGGAGTATGCTTGAAAGCTTAGGTTATAACGTGACCTACGAATATCCCATAGGTACTAAGTCTTATGATATTGCTCTTTTAGATAAGAAGATACTTATAGAATTGGATCCATCCTATACACACAATTCAGCTAAGAACCACTGGAGTGATAATGGCATTGATAAGAATTATCACGCAGAGAAAACAGCTATAGCAGAATCAAATGGGTTCAGATGTATCCACGTATTTGACTGGGATTCAGAAATAGCTATACTCCGATTACTTAGCAACCGGGATGTGGTTTATGCACGAAACTGTAGTATATCTGAGGTGTCTGTGGATGATGCTAATGCATTTATCAACAGTAATCACATTCAGGGCAGTTGTAGAGGAACTATATATGCCGTAGGGTTATTCAGCCACGGAGCTCTTGTTCAAGTTATGACTTTCGGCAAACCCCGGTATAACAAATCTTATAGTTGGGAACTTTTAAGATTGTGTACTGCTTGTGGTGTGCAGGTTGTAGGTGGAGCAAGTAAACTATTTAAGTATTGTGTTACTAACTACAATCTTAATAATATCATATCTTATTGTGATAGAGCTAAGTTTACAGGTAGAGTCTATGAACAGATAGGTATGACATATCAATACACATCAACTCCTAACGTGCATTGGAGTAAGCGACACGATCATATTTCAGGATCATTACTCAGACAACGTGGCTATGACCAGCTGTTTAATGCTAATTACGGTAAAGGTACATCAAATGATGAACTGATGTTACAAAACGGTTGGCTTCCCGTTTATGATTGTGGTCAGGCTGTGTATACATATAAAGCAAACAATGGTTCATCAGATATGCCGATTGAGATATTGGATTATGATGATCTATTGAAGCAACGTGAGGAACGTAAAAAAGTAAAGAATTGTGCATATTGTGGGAAAGAGTTCAGACCTAACTCATCACGTCAGATATATTGTGCCGGTCCACATTATCAGACCTGTCCGGTTTGTGGTAAGTCTGTATTAGTGACAAACAATGATAAATTAAAGCATCTACCTACAGCTTGTTCATATGCTTGCCGACAAGTAAGGATTCAGCAGACCTGTTTAGATAAGTACGGTGTCAATGCTCCGGGTGCTATACCCAGTGATATGAAGATGCCATATACCAGACATAAGAAAGATACATAATTCGTCAGAATAAGAATCAACCTTATATATAGATAATATTAGTCGAATCTGCGATTTTCGCAAAATTATCTATAAGTGAGGTTGATTTTTTATGTTCACACCTTTGGCTATGGGTACTAATCATATGCTTGGAATAGACAACTATGTACCACTTACGGTAAATAACTTTGAAGTTCGTGTATTCAATATGGATGGTACTACACCGACTGAGTTCTCCGATGCGCTTACACTTTCCACAGATGAGGTAGGTAACATTCAGGAGGATCAGGACACAATTGTTGTACACTACGGCAACGGTGTTATCAAGTTCCCCTCTAAGGTAACATTCTCCGATGTTGAGTGGACCTTGAACTGCTTCTGTGCTCCAAACGTAGCAGAGCAGTTGAGAGCTTGGCGTAGACAGGTATTCGATCCGGAGACTGAGAAGATGGGTCTGCCCTCTGAGTATATGAAGAATGTATACTTCATCAGATATGATGGTCAGGGTAACATCAAGGACCTCATCAAGTGTCCCGGTACTTGGATCGGTGCTCTTGACAACGGAGCTATGAATCAGCAGGGTGGAGAAGTTGTTAAGCTCAGAGTACCTTTCATTATCTCCAAGGCTATCTATATGAAGCCGGAAGATCTTGTATGATGTGAGATTTGATGAAAAGATACATTATGGCTGCTAAATCCGATGTTGATAGGAAACTTGTAGCTATTGCTAAGAAGTATCTTGTTGGTATGCAGAGTCGTTCAGATCTCAAAGCACATAATTCTGATTCTGAGGATTTCATTGATGTAGCAGTATGGGAGCTGGAATCAGCTCTGCGTGCTGCATATGAGCTTGGTAAATCTGAAATTTGATATTATTTTGATATGAGGTGAATATTATTATTATGAAAATTACACGTAGACCAAGTAGTAAGGTAATGGCTGCTGTTGGTGGTGCTAATAGCACAGGAAAGTTTAAGTGGGAAACTACAAGAACTGCCAATACCGCTAAACAGTATGGTATATATGATAACTTACTCAAGTTTTCAAATGCACTTGTGCAGAACGAATATATTGTTGATGTAGACTTTGATATAGATAACATCTTTGAGGATGCACCGTTAAATTCTTATATATGTGTACTTGTACAGTATTCCGAGGATGTAGATTGGAAAACATTTTCACCATACAAAGATGTGAAACCTTATGTGTTGAGAGTTGCTGGTGACTTTGGTTTGAGACGTACTGAGGATCGTATTGAAGATTATGGAACTTGGATGTATTTTGTGCTTAAAGGTGCAGCTAACAGCTTGTATGTAGCGGATGGATCCGTGGATATTGATGCTGCTTGCGGTAAGAGGTCTATTAAATCTTCAAGAAGAAAGCCTGTAAAGGCATCACAATCATCTATGATGGTAGTATTCCAATCTTTTCTTAGTAAAGTGGATAAGGAAGTATCCGATGCACTGTACCAGTATGGTGATGCCCGATGGGATGTAAAGGGTACAATGAGCTCCGGTGATGGTTCATATTGGTTTGAACTTAACCTTTGGTGCGATGGTGAAGAAGCCGGTACCGTTAATATAGAAGTTAATGGTGACACGTATAGTACAAGTACAGATGCCTATGTTGTTTCAACAGATGATTCAGATACTATTCAGGATGAGGGTAATTCCTTTGATGATATCTATGATACCTGCGTGAGCGAACTTATAAGACTTGCAGAGGATTATGAGAACTTTGTTCGCACAGACTATTGATTACAATGGTAAACTCCATTGATAATACATCCTTTCTATGCACAGATGAGCACATAGGCAATAGCTTGTGTGCTCATTTGCTTTATTCAACCTTTAATATAGATGTGAGGTGATATGTATGTATATCAGAGCCAATACTAACGGAAATAATGTATTTGATATAAATGATACACACGTAGGGTATTATAATAACTTTCTGAATCCGAAGGACTTGGAGTATATGCAGAAAACGAAGAATAGAACCGGGGAGATAGTGATGATGACTCCGGAAGAATACTATGATGCCTGCGGTGAAGTGTTCGGTAAATCATCATCTGAGCTCAAATATGAGCGGAGTTCTAATGCTGACACTATATTAAAGTATACTATGGATATGCTCAAGGGTGATGTGTTCCCTCTACCATATGTCAACTATGCGGATAAGTCTCAGGAAGGTCTGCATAGAATGATGGCTGCCGGAGATGCCTTTGGTTGGGATGAAGAATTCCCGGTATTAGTGGTAAGACCATATGATTATGATAGGTATGAGCGTGATAAACTGTTTGCGGATATGCGTGAGTTTGAGCGTTTTGATTTTAAGCAGGTAATCCAATCAGCCGTTGATGATCTGTCAATCTGGGATTCTGAACCCCCACCGGATATATTATCTCAGCTCAATAAGACAATAGTTGAGAAAGCATCTGATGAATACAATGTAGCTATAACGGTAGATGTAGAGTGCAAAGATGTAGGTAATGGAATAAAGGTGTTCATATACCTTACATCGTATAATGGCCTTGAAGAAGATAGGCATTCTTATTCTACTGCGACAATTTGGCTGGATGATATGTTCGACTTGTCAGATCCTACATTTGAAGCTGATGATTATTATTGATATATTACTGCATATAATAAGAGCGTATAGGTTTATTACAGCCTATACGCTTTTTTGCATTACAATCGTTATAATAACCAGATAGATATTTCATTTTTGTGCAACATTACATATTGACAAATATGGGTACGGTAGTATATAATAAGATTATGGAAAACCTAAGACAGCCGAAAGGCAAGGAGGTACATATGAAGAAGTTTTGCGTAGAATACTATGAGGATCAGAAGATTATCCATAAAGAGTACAGTAGTGCATATCACTTCACTAACCTGTTACTCAAGCTTGGGTTCAAGAACATTCACAGTCTGTACATCAATGGTGATAGAGTAGATAGCTCACCTGAGAATGTGTATAAGGTGTGCAGACGGTATCTGAGATAAGGGGGTGTTAATATGTTGCATATCGTGTTTGAGTATCGTGATGCTTATATCAATGGTGGTTGGAACAGATAGGAGTGTACAATGTCAAGCGTAAGAGAGTGCATAGAGATCTATGGACTCGGCGTAGACTGTGAGTACCGTATCATATCAGTAGAGGAGGTTTGAGTATGTCTGATCAGATGAATGTAAAAGACCTTTCCACATATACCTGTGGAAGAAAGAGTAGATCAAAGGTTGTACCTATTGAGAACAGTACACACGTTCATAGTCCAATCTCTGATGACCTCAGAGCAGAAGCCCGGAAGTATGCATATCATTACGTTGATACAGTACCAATTAACGTGGATCTGATGCTTGGCTTTGCTACAAAGTTCTACAAGATGAGTGCCTTATGGGTCGAAATCATACTGTACCTGCATCAGAACAACGGAGTATATATCGGTAATTACTCTGATTTTACGGTGGCATTGGGTAGGAATCCCGGACCTAAAGGGTCTACTCCTAACATTCGTAAGTGTTGTATCGAATTGATGGAGCGTAGCATAATATCCATAGAGTTCACGGACAGCGGTAGACCTAAGCTGATAAAGCTCAATTCGGACTGGATGTCTAAGATTTGACTAATAACCTTATATAAAGGTGAGTACAAGTGATGTGCTCACCTTATTTTATTCTGAAACTTTCGGAGGGTATTAGTTATGTTATCAGAGAAAACAGCACTTCTATCAAAGGGTATCTATGCAGACATTCCCGATGTTATCACATTGAAGTCAATTCCGACATCATCTGAATTGGAGTTTGTCGGAAGTGAAGATTTCGACAAAACAATGCTCGATGTGATATTTCCACAGGCAATCGAAGAGAAGTTTGATTACTACAATCTTCTTGAGATTGATTATCAGTGGATATGCCGCTGTCTCAGAATGTTGAACTACGGTCCGTATTACACCACCAATTCAGTGTTCTGCGGCAATTGTCAGCAGATCTCATACGGTGAGTATCAAGTTGACCTGAGAACGGTAAATGTAATACCTCTTCCGGAGGATTACAAGAATGAGGTTACTATAAACCGGGATGAGTTCATAGATTTCAATGGTGATATTAAGCTCAGGCTGCTCACAATGCGTGAGACTTTAGCCGCATATAATGACAATGCATTCAAGATGCGTAACGGTGAAGTCAATAGGGAGCTTGCACGTATATGCTACGCTGTTACTCAGTTCGGAGCAGACAAGGGGATGACCCCTATAGATGTTAAGGCTAAGATTCAGAATAGGCTCAGTTCTGCTGACTACATCGTTCTCAAAGACACCGTTATGAAGCTTACCGACTATGGTCTTAGAGCTGGTGGTACAACGAAGTGTCCGAAGTGCGGTGGAGATGCATCATACATTGCACTTGTTGATGATAAGTTTTTTCGTCCGACCGTGGGAAATCTCAGGGCGTGGAGAGCTGATAGAAGTAGAGGGGAAGAAAAGAACCCCACAGGAGATAAGACAAAGACTGTATGAGAATATCATAGATGAGACATTGTTTATCTCCAGAGCATCGGAAGGTGCTGTATCTGCTGAATGGTTAATGCAACAGCCTATCTTCATCCGGAAGAAGTATGTTGAGTCATTTACCAAGGAGCTCAAAGAACGAGAAGCTAAGTTGAATAAGATGCGTAAATAAATTAATCAGCAGGAGGTTTATACAACAAATGAACCTCCTGTTCTTACAGAAATACATAGGAAGTGATATATATGCCGGATGATTTCAACAATGTTAATAATAGTAATACAGGTGCGGATATACTATCACATCTTATAAACCAGACACAGGATACTGCACAAACCCTTAAAGGTATAGAATCTCTGCTGAAACAAGTTGTTGGTGGAGCTAATAGGACATCTGCTTCAAATGCGAGAAATCGAGGGTACAGTAGTGATACACAAAGATACTTCCAAAGTCCTCACAATATGCAGGACAACCGGAATCAGCGTTCTTTTGGAAGAACTGTAGTTGATTCATTTGCCAATGAGTTGTTTGGTAAAGATGTAGTTAATGCATTCAATAAGCAAATAGATGATGCTGTAAAGGAAGCAAGCAGATCAGCTTCCGAAGATATAGCGAAGATGGGGTCGCAGTTAGGTCAGGCAGCATTTAAGCAGTTTGCATCTACTGAGTTCGGTAAAGGGCTCACATCTGCGATTCGTGAGGGTGTACAACGTGCAAACCAACAAGGTGGTCCGCTTCATACAGAACCATCTATGCCTGATGTATATGAAGATTTAGCTAAGAGCGCAGCAAGGACAACTAATACATTTAATAGTATGCGCCGTAATGCTAACAATGCATCGAGCTCAGTATCGCAGTTTACATCACAGATAAATTCCCTTGGTCCGATGTTTGAGCAGTCAGCATCTGCCTTGAATCTGC